TACCAAGGGAAGACTTCAAAGTCCATCCAAAAACAGGAAAAGCAGACTCAAAATACGTAAATGACCCCTCTACTACCTAGTCCAAAACATTACTTACACAATTTAATAACCATGACAAGTTCAGATTCTAAACGGCTCTGGAGAAGAGCTGTGAAACAGCACTTTAATTGTACATGTGTTTATTGCGGAAAAACTTATGAAGAAAAAGAACTTACACTCGACCACGTCATACCTCTTAGCAGAGGTGGAGAAACTCTTACGAAAAATATCGTATGTGCCTGTCGGAAATGTAACCAAGACAAAGGTAGTAGCCATTGGCTCGGATGGATGCGAAAAGCATTTGGATTTCAGCCAATTAGAGAATTATTAATTCATCAACATATAAGGTAATGATTAGCAAACCTAAAAGATCTGATTTTCCAACAGGTAGGCAAGGTTCGGAGTCTTATAATGCAGCTCTGAAAAAATATCGAGATGCTGTAAAAAGACAGAAATCAAAAGACCCTAGACCTACATACTCAGATTCAAAATACCCAAACTACGAAGCTTTTCGTAAAGATGTAAAAGCTTGGAAAGAAAGAAACCAAAAACCAAAAAAACAAAAACAACGTTTAAGTCCATACGAACGTAAACATGGTAAAAAACAACCGGGAGTTGGTAACAACAATTTAAAAATTAACAAAGGCAAACCTTTTGCAAAAGATAGAGTTGGAAAAGTTGATTTAGAATCTTCAGAATATAAAGAAGCAAAAAGAATTAACGAACGAGTATCTAAAAAAGAAGTTAAAAAAACAAAGGACGGTAAAAAGAAAAACAATAACAATACTCCTTCCTTAGAAAAGTCTGTTGAATATTTAAATAAAGACAAAAAACAAAAACCGGAAGTTACTTATAAAGACTTTGAATCGGACAACAAAGACAACGGTAAAAAAACAGAAGACAAAAAAACAAAACCAAAACCAAAACCTAAGTTTATCAGAAATCCTAAAACTAAAACTTTAGTTAGAACAACTTCACAGAAAGGTAAACAACTTTTAAAAATTCAAGAAAGAATTAAAAAGCGTAATAAAAGATTATTTGGAAAATAAACAGTCATGGCAAAAAAAGTTGGCATTAACGCTGTAGTCGATGCTGCTGCCAAGCGTTTAAAAAAGATTCGTGACATACCTAATTATCGAGATTCACAAGAGTATAAGGTATTAAACGACAAGATAAAACAGCATCAATGGACTACGGACGATAATAATTTTTTAAAACTAGATACTGATGAACAAATAGAAATACATCAACAATTACTGTATCATGGTGGAAGTACTAGAACTAAAGTTATTTCTGACATGTTTGAAGACCAACCTTGGATGCAAGACATACCATCAATGGGTAATGTCAACAAAAAAGGTAAACCTAGTCGTGTAAAAGCAAAACGTGCCTTTGGTAAAATTGAAGACCCTAGTGAAATAGGTTATAACGACGATGTACGTTATAAAGGTACGCAAGCTAAACAAGCAGCAGACCGAGCATACAATTTAGCTGAAGGCACTACTGGATATGATGCAGTACATACAAGATTAGAAGAACTAGACTCTTATTTAAAAGAAATTATCCCAAATTATAACAAGGAAAGTATGTTTAACGAACTGAAACGTTTTAACATTAGAACTGTTAAGGATAAACTTGATAAAATTGCACAAATGAATGCAGCCCTTAAAGCAAAAGGAATAACAGACCCAGCAGAACTTTATTCTTCTGGACATGGTTATTCTAGAGCTGCTGGCGGTCCTGCTACAGCGCGTAACTATGGATTTCCAGAATTAGGCAAAGATAACTACAAAACACAGAACAGACAAGATTTATCTAAAGCAGACCTTGAAGAGATAGGTATTGATACATCATGGTCAATGTTTGTTGATAGGTATTTAAGTGATGTTCATGCAGCTAATCTTGTACAAAAAACTGATGCTCAAAGATATTTAAAAGATACAGATTTATTAGATATCCTTTCTAGAAAAATTGATTGGAAAAGTGCTCTAAGCAAGCGTATAGCCGATCAAAACAACACTGTATAGATTCGTATATGACCGACGTTTTAACGTCCTTACAGGGCGATTTTAAGCTGTTTTTACAAGCTTTGTGGGACCAGCTTGATCTACCCTCTCCTACTAGGGCACAATACGCCATTGCAGACTATTTACAATACGGACCAAAACGTTTACAGATTCAAGCCTTCCGAGGAGTCGGAAAAAGTTGGATTACTGGAGCGTTTGTGTTGTGGACTCTGTTTAATGACGCAGAAAAAAAGATAATGATTATATCAGCTTCTAAGGAAAGAGCTGACAACATGAGTATCTTTTTACAAAAACTTATTATTGAAACACCATGGCTAAGTCACCTACAACCAAAGAGCGACGACGCGAGATGGTCAAGAATTTCCTTCGACGTTCTATGCTCACCTCATCAGGCACCATCAGTCAAAAGTGTTGGTATTACTGGTCAGTTAACGGGAAGTCGCGCAGACCTAATGATTCTGGACGACATAGAAGTACCGGGAAACAGTATGACGGAGTTGATGCGTGAAAAATTACTTCAACTTTGTACGGAAGCCGAGTCAATCCTTACGCCAAAAGACGATAGCCGTATTATGTATCTCGGGACTCCTCAGACTACTTTTACTATTTATCGTAAGCTGGCAAGCAGGAATTACAAACCATTTATTTGGACCGCGCGATATCCCAGAAACAATACCCCTTACGAAGGACTTATAGCTCCACAACTACAAGAAGACATAGACAAAGGAGTAACACCATGGACACCTACAGATGACAGATTTAGTGAAGATGACCTTGTTGAACGAGAAGCATCTATGGGACGTAGCAACTTTATGTTGCAGTTTATGCTGGATACAAGTCTGTCAGACGCTGAAAAGTTTCCTCTCAAAATGGCTGACCTTGTTGTTACTAGCGTTAATCCTACTAAAGCACCCGACAATATCGTATGGTGCTCAGACCCAAGAAACGTACTCAAAGATTTGCCAACAGTCGGTTTACCGGGAGACTACTTTTACTCACCTATGCAACAACAAGGCGAGTGGACAGATTATCAAGAAACAATCTGCTCCGTTGACCCCTCCGGTAGAGGAGCCGACGAAACGGCAGCCGCCTACATATCGCAAAAAAATGGCTTACTCTATTTACACGAGATGCGTGCCTATAGGGATGGGTATTCCGACGGCACCCTGTTGGACATACTAAGAGGTTGTAAAAAATACAACGTAAATACACTCGTAATAGAGTCTAACTTTGGTGACGGTATAGTAGCAGAATTATTTAAGAAACACTTACAACAGACAAAACAACGTATATTGGTAGAAGAGGTAAGAGCTAATGTTAGAAAAGAAGACAGGATTATTGATACTCTCGAGCCTGTGCTTAATCAGCACCGTCTTATTGTTAACAAGTCTGTCATCGAATGGGATTATAACTCCAACAGAGAAGCTCCTCCAGAAGAAAGGCTTTTATACATGTTGTTCTATCAAATGAGTCGTATGTGTAGACAAAAATATGCAGTTAAGCACGACGATAGGTTAGATTGCCTAGCGCAAGGCGTAAAATACTACATAGATGCACTGTCTATATCAGCACAGGAACAGATCAAGCTAAGAAAAAGAGAAGAATGGAACGATATACTAGAACAATTTATAGATGACCCACAGGCAATGACCAACCATTTGGTACTAGGAATGGACGTAGAGCAGCGTAAAGAGGCTCGAGGTAAGTCTAGCAGCAAAGGCTGTCATACGTGGGTCTAAGGGTAATGACGGGCTAATAGGGGAGAGAAGGGTGGACTCTCCCTCCTAATACAACAATGTTAGCTGGATATCCATTATAGATATCACCTCTACCTACTTACGTTAACTAGATATGGAACATAAGTTAAAAATTAATCACTTTAAAGAGTTATATAAGAGTCTGAAGACTCCTTTTCCACCCCTTAACTTTCTGATACTAGGCATGTTAATCGGTTTAGAAAACAGATGGATAAACCTAAAAACACAGCAAACCGTAGACATGGCTATAGACGAATACCATACAAAAATGGATGAGTTGTCAGAACCAGTATACAAAGCTGTTGTAGAAGAAACTGAAGATGGTGGATTTACCATTGGGTATTTTCCGGAGAAAAAAGATGAATCATAATTTAATATTTGACATAGCATTTTGGACTTTATTGACTTTATACTTTCTTAAACTAACAGGAGTTTTAAAATGAAGCTGTTCTTAGATTCAGCAATTATTAAAGATATAGACAGCAGACTAGCATCTGGTGTTATATCAGGCGTGACCACCAACCCTACGCTGATAAAGAAGAGTGGAAAAGACCCTGACGACATATATGCAGATCTTATACAAGATATAGGCGTCAAAGACTTATCAATAGAGGTAAACGGACAGTTTGCTGACCAATTAATAGAAAATGGCATTAAATATGGTAAGTTATGGTCGAATGAAGCAACTATTAAGCTGCCCTGCACACCAGAGGGTATAAAAGCCTGTAAAACGCTTAGTTACATGGGCATACGAACCAACATGACGTTGGTGTTTAGCGTGTCACAAGCGATTCTATGCGCGTTAGCGGGCGCATCCTACGTATCACCGTTTGTTGGACGTTTAGACGACAACGGGCACGATGGTATAGGACTAATACGTGAAATAGCTAAAGTATACTGTCATAACAGAACAGATACTAAAATACTAGCTGCCAGCATTCGTGATGCTGCTACAGTTGGTAAAGCATTTCAAGCCGGTGCACATATTTGCACCATACCGCCGAAAGTCTTCGACGATATGTACAAACATGTGCTCACTGATAAAGGACTGTTTCAGTTTATTGTAGACTCAGGACAGATTAACCCTTAAATTTTAGCAAAAATGTCTGAAGTGGTATATATAACGTGATGGAATGGACGCAACCCCCGTGGGGGGTATCTAAAACGCAGGCGCGCACGCGATCAATTAACGCGCGCCCGTGTCCAATGCGAGTCCAGACCGCTCGCTTCGCTCGCTCCATCCTAGTCATACCAAGGGATGTCACGATGTGTAGTACTGCCAAGTAGACAGTACTGCCGTTGTGGGAGCGAGGCGCAGCCGAGCGGGTCTAAACATTCGCGACATGCGAGACGCGTGAGACAAGCGATCTGTTGCCAAGTCAAACAACAATAATATACTACTACGTAGTTATATATTGTTACAGAATGTTAAGATGATTTGTAATGGTTGCCAACTACCGACTATACTGGAGAAGTAGCTAGAGTTGTTTACGTTATGTTATATTCTCTCTCCTAGAATAGGTGAGAGAGATAATATAACTTAACTACAACTCTCTACTCATTGTTCAATTACAACTTTCGATTATGTTCACTTCAATTCCAAACCCTCGTACATCAGAAGCTGTTGAGGCTATCAACGTTAACCCTTTTACAAGGGTTGTTAACGTCAGGTTCACCAATGGCTATGAGTACAAGTACTCAAATGTTAGCAGAGCTAAGATTGTTAATCTTATGATTAACCCTAACATGAGCTTCGGGTTCTGGATTCAAGAGCTCAGCAAGAATGCTGTTAGAGCTCTTAGTTACCTAAGAGGTAACACCGTTGCTACTGGCAAGCTATGCTATGAGCAAACTGGTGTGTCTGCATTCAGAGGTGATACACTACCTTTCTAAGGTAGTTGTATCTAGCGTCTGGGTTTTCACTTGCGGTTCAACTCCGCAAGGACGCTCTAACCCTTTAGGGTTAATTGTCCACCGTTACATCCATCCTGTCATGTTTGTCCACATCACCAAAAAATCAAGCAATGCAAAAACAGGCAGAATGCCTGTTACGACTACTGAGTCGAGCTCATGTCCCACTACTTGTCCACACATCAACGGAAATTGCTACGCAAAATCTGGATTTCATTTAGCTCAGCATTGGAAAAAAGTCAGCTCTCGAGAGAGAGGTGGTTCTTGGTCTGAGCTTTGTGACTACGTTAGTAGTCTCAAGCCTCGCCAAATCTGGCGTCATAACCAAGCTGGCGACCTCGGCTATGTAACCGATCAGCAAGGACGCGAGCTAATCAGACTTGACTTGCTCAAGTCCCTTGTTGACGCTAACAAGTCTAGCAAAGCTAGAGGTTATACTTACACACACCACAAGTTAGATTATTTACATAATCTAGAGGCAGTCAAGTATGCCAACAACAACGGCTTCACAGTTAACGCCAGTTGTGAGACTATGTCTCAAGTTGACGACGCCATCGCTCAAGGTATTCCGGCGGTAGTTGTCGTAGACAACAGCAAGGACGTACCAACACATACACCAAACAACAATAAAGTTGTTGTCTGTCCAGCTCAAACATCTGATACCAACTGCGTTGACTGCGGTCTTTGTGCTCAAGCCAAACGCAAGTGTGCAGTTGCATTCTTAGCTCATGGCAACAGAGCAAAAAAACTTAATCAAACATTGGAGGCACTACAAAATGGATAACCATATTTTTATGGTTTATGATGACAGCTCGCCCGAGGCTACACGTCGTGCAGACGAAACGCATAAGTCCTTGCTAGACAAGGGCTTTCGGGTAATTCACAAGGAGGCAGGATATAATTCTGCCCGTTATGAATATGCTAGAGTTGTAGTTAATTCTTAATTATTAATATAATTAAATATCGCTGAGACCTCAGTCTATGACTGGGGTTTTGCCCTTTTTATTTTTTTTCACTATCATCACAATCATTCACAATCAAGGACGCACACTCATCATGTCACAATCATTCACAAGCATGGACGCAAGGACGCAACCATTTGCTGTCGATTCTCACGTCAAACATATTGACCAAGATATACAAGGACGCGTAGTTAATTCTAATCACAAGGACACAACGATATATGATAAAGATTGCCCTGACGATGACGACCCTAACGGTAGTCTTTTAACATTCCGTAACTACGACTTGGTGCCAGTATATCCAGAACCAGAAGGTGACCCATCATATTAAGAATTGTTACAATATCACACGGACGTACACATTACCAATTAGACTACTGTTAGTTCATCACCTACTATGACTATCTTTGAATTTAACGAACAGCTTTGCGAGATCATCGCAGGCGAGGACGGCTACTACAATTATGACAAACAAGAAATTCTTGATTTAGCCAAACAAATGAAAACCTCAGCAGAAGAGTATCAAAACATGCTTGATTGCAAGGACGCTGCTGAAGTGCACGAGTTAATGAATCCTGCGGTATGTGACGTATGAATAAATTAAACGACGAGCAAATTGAGAATTTAACTTATTCTCTTTACACAAATTTAATGGATTTCAAACAACTCAATACTGGATTCATGCCATCTAGAGAAGACATTATTAAATGCCTTGACTACGCATTAAAACAATGATTACTCCAAACTGGCGACACCACAGCGACAAGCAGCCCAAGTACAAGAAACATGTACGCATCATTCAAGCTGCAAAGAAACGCACTAAACAACTAATTAAAAAACTCACCACATGACTATCGACATCACCCAACAACTCAACTACTCTCAAGCAGTACGTAGAGCACGTCCAGAATGGGACGACGACAAAGTAAGAAGAGCGGCAGAGTACTTAGTTCTATACATGGACGTAAGGCTCAAGCCATACAAAGTAAATGAAAAACTCAACGAGTTTGATAAAGACGGAGGCTTTCTTTTTTAATGAAACCTAGAACACTAACAGCCACATTTCCTGATGGCACCATCCTAAAGCGTAGAACCGCAAGGACATACACGCATGTTGTATCAAGTGAAGGACGTATCAACCCACGTAACTGTAGTTGGTGTGGTAGACCTGACCTTGTACAGGCAAGACTCAAGGACTTTGACAACCCAGTTGTAGGAATAGTAAACAATGACTGAATACAATGACCTTATGAAACAGGCGGAAGAGCACAACAAACAGCTTCACCGTACCAAGGACGTCAACATTGCTGACATTCTTACATGGGAAGACAGGGACGCAATAGCCAAAATTGTAGATAATCGTGTTGCCAAGGAATATGGTGACATGTACCCGTTTAGATGGCAATTTAGCTGTTCTGGTCATTTTGTCTGCTAATTTGCCCTCTCAGAATCGCCTACAAGGTGCCTGAAAAAAAGCTCGGGTACGTTTGTACCTTCATATTCACACACATTTGCCATGATTTACAAAGTCGACTATTGTATAAAAGGCGAGCCAAAACGCAAGTCACACATGTACACACGTGCAAAAACTGACGAAGATGCCGCCTATTTTGCCCTTGACTGGGTAGTAACACACAATTACAATTTAATAAACGTAACAAGATTATGAAAAGACGTAAGTACTACCCAAACAACTGGGATGCTATCAAAGCATGCCCACCTAATTATTTTCCTGCAATGGAATATGAAGAGCTACGAGCATGGAAGATACATGGCTATCAATTACCAAGCTCACACTTTGGTATAGTTAGGATAGAAGACAAGGACACAGGGAAGATAACAGAACATACATATAAGTCTGAACATCATACTAAACGCAGACTAATGAAAGAAGTAGGAACTAATAAGCACATAACACTAGCAACAGATGAAGGTGTCTATCACCTGATTCCAAATCCATTCAACATTGATTTCAATAACGATGCACCAAACAACTTTTGAACGTAGGTTACAACAGTTAACAATACTTGTTGAAAACCACCCACACAAAGAAGAACTCATTGCTATAATGCAGGAGCAAATCAAAGACGACAACTAAACCTCAATGTTAACTGAACAACAAATACAAGATCAGCAGGACTACGAGCGTAAACAAATACAAGGAGGCTTACATAAGTTACGTGCTAACACTACAAAGTTAGAAGAAAAAACCTATGCGAGTGCTACCGTTTATGGCTCAGCATGCGTTAGTTCAATATTGCCTGATCTCATTGCATTCATTGATAGTAAAAAAGAAAAGTATTTAAGATTTAATGCGGCGAAAGATAAACACATCTTTCACACACATATCTTGCCTAGCGTTACAGAAATACAAGCTTTGCTTACATGCAAGGTTGTGTTTGACCATGTGTTTTCTCCACAACAGAAAAAACATAGTGTCACAGTTATTGCTATGGCTATCGGTGCGGCTATTGAAGCTGAAGCACAGATGGAATATTACGACAAGGAGGCACCCGCCTTATTAACTACGTTAAAAAAGAACTACTGGCACCAATCCAAAGGTACAGAGTACAAACGTAAGTGTATTCAGACATTGATGCACAAGACAAACATATCCCCTTGGGTACATTGGGATAAAGCAACCAAAGTCAAGGTCGGAACCTTTCTTATGGACTGCCTGATGGAAGTATCAGGGTGGTTCGAGAGAGATTTAGTGCGTAAAGGTAGAAAAACCATAGCAATATTTGTACCGTCCTCTCTACTTACTAAACAACATGACGAAATCATGCGAATGGCAGAGCTATTTAGTCCTCTTGCTAAGCCTATGCTCATTCCTCCCCGTAATTGGCACGCTCTCCAAGATGGCGGTTATTACCTTAACGATTTAACACGTTGTCATCAATTAGTTAGAAAGGGTAATGACGGGCTTATACAGGGGGAAATACCTTACGAGTTTATTAACAAAATCCAACAAGTTTCTTACAAGCTAAATCCTTTTATAGTAAAGGTAGCGAAAGACTTAGAGGATAGAGGAATTAGCGTAGGAAAGTTTAGACCTGTTATTCAACATGATATCCCTCCAAAGCCTCCAGAAGAGGCAAGCAAGGAGGTATGGAAGAGTTGGAAAAAAGAAGCAACGATAGCTAGAAACTTGCAGGCGGCTGAAGTACGTAAGTCCTGCCGAACTCGTATGACTATGGAAGTAGTACGAGAGTTTGAAGATGAGGTATTTTATATACCTTGGAGTTTTGACTATCGTGGTAGAGCATATCCAATACCTAGTTTACTTACACCACAAGACACAGACTTTGGAAAAAGTTTAATTTTATTCAACGAAGGTGCTAAGATAACTAAGAAGGGTATGGATTGGATAAAGTTCCAACTTGCTACAACGTATGGTTTAGACAAAGCAACCATGCAAGAAAGGTTGGAATGGATAGAAAACGGAGAGAACAGAGAGCTAGTACATCGTGTTTGGTCTGACCCTGTTGGTAACATTGCTGACTGGGAAAATGCAGACGAGCCATGGTTATTCTTAGCCGCATGTGTAGAATGGTACGAGTTGTATTACGAGCATCGCTCTCACACACATCTGCCAGTCGCGGTAGACGCTACATGTAGTGGTCTACAGATTCTCGCCGGTCTCGCCAAAGACGCGTCCACTGCTCGTATGGTAAACGTCATAGGGAGTGAAAAACCCCAAGATGCTTATGCAACTATTGCATCAAAAAGCATGGACGCAATCCCTGATCGGCTAAAACCCCACTGGGATAGAAAGGTGACGAAGCGTTGTGTGATGACCATACCATACAATGCCAAGCCTTTCTCTAATCGTTCTTATATCAGGGACGCATTCAAAGACAAGGGAGTAGACGTAGACAAAGAAGAGTTGACACAATGCGTAAAAGCTGTACGATCTGCCATGAACGAGGTAGTTCCGGGAGCTATGAGCGTAATGAAATGGATTGAACAAGAAGTAGCACGAGCTATAAAAGCTGGAGCTGGTGAAATCAGATGGACAACCCCATCAGGTTTCAATGTTAAGCAAAAGTTAATGAAGTATAAGTCAACTGTTATACGAACACAATTAATGGGTAGGTGTGAGATACACATAGCCGGAGCTGAAACAGGTGTTGATCTAAATCATCACAAAAATGCTACTGCACCTAATCTAATACATTCATTAGATGCTAGTTTGTTACACCTTGCTACAACATCCACTAACTTTCCCATTGCATTAATACATGATAGTGTATTATGTAGAGCTACAGACATGTGCAAGCTATCGAGCCTTGTACGTAAGACTTACATGCACCTGTTCGCAGAGCATGAACCCCTAACCGACTTCGCCCTAGCAATAGGAGCTGAAGAACAACCACCGATTATTGGCGACCTTAAACCGGAAGCTGTAATTGATTCACAATATTTTTTCTGTTAATGAGAAACATACACGTAACACCCGAGCCTGTAACCCTAGAAGGATTCCAAGCTGTGTTAAAGCCAAGTAAGTTTGGCTATTCATTAAAAGCTATAGTTGGAGATGAGTTAATCTCTAAACTAGAAGATGAAAGAGCGGACTGCCTTAAATGGGCAGAGAGTAAACTTAAGAACCCAAAGAGATCTACACTAAAACCTACACCATGGGAAGAGGTATCTGAGGGTAAGTATCTAATTAAATTTTCTTGGTCAGATGAAAAGAAACCTCCAGTTGTTGATACTGAAGGTACACCAATCAAGGACGAATCAACACCAGTATACTCAGGAAGCAAAGTTAAACTTGGATTTACTCAGAAGCCATACATACTTAAAGATGGCGTGACCTACGGTACATCACTAAAGCTATCTGGAGTACAGATTGTAAGTGTGCAGTCAGAGGTAGGTGTAGACACAGGTGACCTTGACGAGCAAGGAGCGGCTGACTTATTTGGTAGTACAGCAGGCTTCAAAACATCAGAACCAAACGTAACACCTGATACAACTCCTAGCTCAGTAGAGTTAGAAGATGACTTTTAGATCAGGACTGGAGGAAAAGGTAGCAGACCTATTGGTATCACTGGGCGTCGACTATGAATATGAGGAGACGTCCTATCCTTACACAATTCAACATAATTATACTCCTGACTTTGTGCTACCAGACAACGGAGTAATCCTTGAGGTCAAAGGGTATTGGGACCCACCATCAAGGCGTAAGATTCGACAAGTAATCAAAGATAACCCAACCATTGACCTTCGCATGGTATTTCAAGACCCTTACAAAAGAATTAGTAAGAAGTCAAAGACAACATACGCGAAGTGGTGCGAACGCTATGGTATTAAATGGTGTGCCGCACATTGTATTCCAGTTGATTGGCTGAAATGTGGGACTTAAACATGAATACCAAAGTTCAAACTTATGAATTATTTGGTACAAAACTGTATGTTGTAGATGATATTTACAAATATCCAGACAAAGTTGCAAGATATTTATTTGCAAGAGAAACAGGATGGCACAAGGTCGGAGAACCTTGGTCACGAAATGGTAAAGATTTTGAAGACAGAAGGTTTTTTGGTTATGATAATCAGGCAGTTCCTTTGTATTGGTTCTGTTCTAATCTAGCTGGACAACATTTATATTCAGAGCATTTACTGACTAATGTTATGCGTTGGAAAGATAATAAATTCAATGCAAAATATAAAACACACTACTGGTGGTCACATATTGATAATGGCTACAACGGTATTGTGTACTTTAACCATGGAAAGGATTTGAATGGTACAAATATTTATCACCCAAAAGTATTACAAGCTAAATGGTTTATAGATATTTTAGAAATTAATGCTAAAGAAGGATATGGTGAGCATTCGCACCCTTGGATGGAAAGAAGTAAGTTAGAAGTAATACATCATATTGAACCAAAATATAATCGACTTGTATTATTTGATGGAGCAAAACTACCTCACGGATGTGCCGTAGAGGATAAAAGATATTTTACTAAAGACTTACATAAAAAAACACATTGGGAAAATTACAGAGTTAATCAAGTTTTTTTCCTAGATAAAACTAAACCACTAAACAAATGCCCGCAGACATAACAGTAGTAGATGACTTCTTAGATGAAGAAGAATTTAAAATTGTAAAAGATTTGTTTTATCATCCTGAAACAACTTGGTTTATAGGAACAGGTATTTCGGATTCAGATCAAACAATGAATGAATTTAATCCTTTAGATAACTGGTATTTAGTTCATACTGTATATAATGCGTATGAACCTCAAAGTAATGCTTGGAATCAATTAGCAGGAATCTTTATTCCTAAAATGAAACAAAGATTAGGCATTCAATTTCAAGCTTTAACAAGGATAAAAGCTAACTGCTACCCCCATACACATGTATTACAAGAACATCCTTTTCATGTTGACTCACACGATCAGCATGGATTACAAGGAGCAGTATTCTCACTAAATACTTGTGATGGTTACACAGCATTTATTGATGGTACAAAGGTAGATAGTGTTGCAAACAGAATGGTATTTTTTGACGCTACGCAAAAGCATCACTCAACATCTACAAGTAATGCACCACAAAGAATGAACATCAACTTTAACTTTTTATGAATGGCTGAGTTCATAAGACATGAGCCATGCGAAGTGTGTGGCTCCTCTGATGCAAAGGCTATTTATGATGATGGCAATACATTTTGTTTTAGCTGTCAAACATTAACAAAAGCAGATAATCACACACATCACATGACCACCAATGTGCAATTTAAAGGCTCAGCCCAAAGGCTGCAAAAACGAAGAATTAGTGAAGAAACCTGCCAACACTACAAAGTCTACAGGGACGGAGAGCTTCTACGCTTCCCTTATTACAGCAGCGACAAAACACTTCAAGGATTCAAAACAAAAACTAAATTAAAAGACTTTAAGTATGAAGGTAATACTACTGACACTCTTTTTGGTCAGTCTCTTATTCCTTCTACTGGTAAACGCATCATGGTCTACGAAGGCGAGCTCGATGCACTATCGGGCTGGGAGGCTTACCCGAACTGGGCGCATGTCTCACTTCCTCACGGAGCTGCGTCAGCTAAAAAGGACATACAAAAACAACTTCAACTTTTTCAAGGTTATGAAGAAATTGTCCTTTGTTTCGATAAGGACGAAGCCGGTAAGCTGGCGACGGAAGCAGTGGCTGCGCTCTTACCGTCTGGGAAAGTTAAGATTGCTCATTTGCCAGACCCGTATAAGGATGCGTCTGACGCATTGCAAAATAATGATGCTGAAGCGATCAGAAAAGCTATCTGGAATGCTTCGCCGTATCAACCGGATGGAATAGTAGATGGTAAAAGTCTACTAGAATTAGTAACAAACCCTAGCCCACCATGTGACTTCGAGTATCCCTTTGCTGGTTTGCAAAGACTAACTCATGGATGCAGATACGGAGAGCTTACTGTTATAAGCGCAGGCACAGGGCAGGGTAAATCAACGCTAACAAGACAGTTGGCAACTCATTTTTTAAACTTAAATGAGCGTGTCGGGTATATTGCTCTGGAAGAGTCAAACAGGAGAACAGCTTTAGGACTTATGTCTGTAGCTACTGGTAAAGCGTTACATCTTGGAGAACATAGCAAAGAAACACTACAAGAAGCATATGATTACACCCTCAAAGACTGGAATCTCTACCTTTATGACCACTTCGGCAGTGCTGACCCTGATATTATTTACAGTCGTATTGAATATATGGCACTCGCGCTCGAAGCAAAAACAATCTTCCTCGACCACTTATCCATATTAATATCTGGTTTAGATGGTGATGAGAGAAAGATGATAGACAATACTATGACTAAATTACGTAGTCTAGTTGAAAAAACTGGCATCAAGTTATTCTTGGTATCCCACCTACGTAGAACACAGACAGACAAAAACCACGAAGAAGGAGCACGCGTAACTTTAGGACAACTTAGAGGGTCTGCTGCAATATCTCAGCTTGCGGACGAAGTTTGGGGACTCGAAAGGAACCAACAAACGGAAGCTGTAGACCAGACTATCCTACGTGTACTAAAAAATCGTTACTCTGGAGAGGTAGGCGTCGCATGTCAATTAAAATATAATAAAGAAACATGTAAATACGATGAAACTACGGACCCAATTTTCAATCCCAGCACAGACTTCTGAGCTGGATAAACTAAAAAAACCAAACCCACCCAGTAAACAAGCTAAAAAGAGAGCAAAGTTTAAGGATAAAACCTATGTCGCAAAGCCAAATGCTCGTCTTTGATTGCGAAACTAACGGACTATTACATGACGTTTCTGAGGTACACTGCATTGCCATATACGACGCCAAAAAAGAAGAGACGTTCGTATTTAATAATCAACCTAGTAACACCTACCCAATCACGGAAGGTTTGCATTGGCTCACCTCTGCTGATGTCATCGTTGGTCATAATATTATTGGCTACGATTTACCTGTTCTTCGGAAAATTTATCCTTGGTTTGAGTATAGTGGCACTATTATTGATACTCTTGTGTTATCTAGGAATTACCATCCAAATATGATGGAGATAGATAAGAAAAGAAATGTACCAAGAATGCCACTCCAACTTTATGGTCGCCATAGCTTAGAAGCATATGGTTACAGATTAGGAGAATACAAAGGAGAGTTTGGTAAAACAAGTGACTGGAGTGAATGGTCACAAGAAATGCAGGATTACTGCGTACAAGATGTAAAAGTTACCACCAAATTATGCGAACACTTCCGCCCTTACATGACGCGGATAGGTTAGAACACCGCGTCGCAGAAATACTAACAGAACAAGAAATACATGGATGGACATTTGACGAACAGAAAAGTCAGCAACTTGAGTCACATCTCAGAAGAGAGATGGAAGAACTTGTTGAAGTACTTCGGGGACAATTCCCTGTCGTTGGAGGAGCGTTGTTCACTCCTAAACGAGATAACTCTACACAAGGATATAAAGAAGGAGCAACCTTCCAAAGACTAAAAGAGTTCAACCCAACATCACGAGACCATATAGCATGGATACTGACGACACATTTCAAAGTCAAATTGAGCAAGATCACTACGACTGGGAAACCAATTATCGACGAGATTACATTGACGGAGATAAATATTCCCTTCTCGAAAGCATGTGCGAAATGTTTGACGATAAAGAAGAAACTTGGAATGATATCCGAAGGCGTGAACGCATGGAACAGGCTTGTTACGACTAAAGGCAGAATCCACCACAACTGCTCGGTTAGTACGAACACATTTAGATGTGCTCATCGTAAACCGAATTTAGCGCAAGTTCCTGCGGATAAAGAATTTAGAGAACTATTTACAGCCAGCCCACGTATGGTAATGGTGGGTGCAGACTTGAGTGGTATTGAACTGCGAATGCTTGCACATTACCTTGGCAGATATGACGGAGGTCGATATGCCGACATATTACTGAATGATGATATACATCAAGTTAACGCTGATAAAATAGGTATCACTCGCCGACAAGTTAAGACCGTGACATACGCCTTCTTGTACGGTGCAGGCAATGAAAAATTAGGAATGAGTTATGATAACTCTTTACAACCCAAGGAAGCCCGTAAAAAGGGACAAGAGATTAGAGAGGCTTACGTATCTGCAATCGAAGGACTCAGTGACTTACTGGGAGCGGTTTCAAATAAGGCTACTAACGGTTACCTCTTGGCATTGGACGGACGAAGGGTGTTGGTCGATTCACCGCACAAAGCATTAAACTATTTACTACAATGCTCGGCAGGAATTGTTGCAAAGCGTTGGATGGTAATAGCTAACGATGCTATACATAATCCTCACACACATCAACTAGCATTCGTACACGACGAATTGCAGTATGAAACACCAGAAGAAGATGTTACAAATTTAATGAATCTTCTAGAAAAAGCAGCAGAACTAGCTGGCGAATACTACGATTTACGTTGTCCTATCGCTGCCGAAGCAAAGCAAGGCAAAACGTGGGCTGACGTACATTAACTTATGAAAATATTAATAGATTGCGACTATATAGTCTACAAATGCTGTGCAGCAGCAGAAACCGAAATGGATTTTGGAGATGACGTTATAGTTGTCACTTCTAACTTCTCTGATGCTTATAAATGCGTAAAAAGAGATTTAGACCGTATTCAATCTGATTTAGGTTCTTTCGATGATGAATTAATTTTGTTTTTTACAAGTCCTCAAAATTTTAGGAAAAAAATTCTGCCCGAATACAAGGGTCATCGACAGAGAAAAAAGCCCTGTGGATTCAAAAGGGTCATATCAGAATTGAAAAAAAATTATCGAGTTATCCTCAAGGATACACTTGAAGCTGACGACGCGTTAGGTATTTACGCAACAAAGTACCCCGGTAATATTATTGTCTCTCCTGACAAAGACATGAGACAGATACCCGGAAAATTATATGACTTCAAAGAGACAGTAAGTATTAGTCCAGAAGAAGGAGCTAAGTGGCACCTAATTCAAACGATGGCAGGCGATAACACTGATGGTTATGCAGGCGTGCCGGGAATAGGTGTTAAAAAGGCAGAAAAAATCTTTGAAGAGAAAGGATACACATGGAAAGCAGTCGTTGAAACATTTGTAGAAAAAGAACTGACTGAAGAAGATGCCCTTGTAAATGCAAGGCTCGCAAGAATACTACAAACAAGTGATTACGATCACAAAAATAAAGAACCTATACTTTGGACACCACCAAGTGACTACACAATTACCAAACAAGATAGCTAGAACTGGTCGAGTTCAGCAATGGATTGATAATCCAACAAACCGTCTACCCGTAAGCTGCACAATCTTCAACGTGCAGGATAGTATGGAAGGCACCGATGGAATCGAAGCAAGCTGGCGATTTGTATCGCATGCTCTTAGGTATGGAGCAGGAGTTGCGGTCCACTTGTCGGACCTTAGACCCAAAGGAACTACAACAAATAAGGGACCTGATTCACTTGTTGCATCAGGACCTGTCTCATTCGGAAAAATTTACTCAACATTAAATGAAATTCTTAGGCGCGGAGGCACGTACCGCAACGGTGCTGTGGTCCTCCATCTTGATATTAATCACCCCGATATTCTTGAGTTCGTGCAAGCAGAAAGAGCCGAGCTCCCATGGGTTAAGCGATGTGTTGACCTCACCCCAGAACTCTGGGCTAATACGGAAGCTAGAACAAAGAAGGCAATCCTACGAGGAATTGCAAAAGGAGATGTTTGGCTCAACAAAATAAAACATGATACAAATGGCAACAGGATTAGAAGCAACGTCTGTCTTGAGGTTTACTTGCCCTCACGTGGCACATGTCTCTTACAGCACATCAATCTCGGTGCCTGTCTTATCGGCGACTTACGCCCGGCTTTCCGTGACGGCATGTCCGAGCTGTGCAGTCTCCATGGCAGGACAGGTGTTGGAAAATTTGGAGAGTACCTTAAACCAGAAAACGACAGACAAGTAGGATTAGGAATGCTTGGCTTAGCTAACTTCTTAGCCAACAACAACATTACCTATGCCGAGTTTGGTAAGGCTCTTACAGCGACGAATAACGCTGAGCCTTACGAAGGTTACGCGGGATTAGCTGCACGTGAGCTCTTCCTCGGCATACAAGAGGCAGCTAACATAGCACGTGAGAACAACATGGAACGAGCATTCGCGATAGCTCCTACCGCCAGTTGTTCTTACAGGAGTAGAGATTTAAAGGGCTTTACTTCTACACCAGAAATTGCACCACCAATTAGTCGAGTAGTCGACAGGGATTCAGGTGAGTTTGGTGTTGAACAGGTAAAATATGGCGACGTTCAAATCGCATCCGAGGTAGGATGGGAGACTTACAAGTTAGTAGCAGATCAGATAATGATTATGCTTGATAGAACAGGATTGCTTCATGGCTATAGCTTCAATTCTTGGAGTGACATGGTGACTTACGATGAGGCTTTTATAGAAGAGTGGCTTAACTCACCACAAACTTCTTTATACTATGCCCTGCAAGTGATGGGAGACACTCAAGATAAGACAGATGCTTACGCAGCACTAGAAGATCAAGAGGTTGAAAATTATTTAGCAGACATTATGAGTAACAAACCAGACGAAATGGCTTGTGACTGTCAACAATAAACCTTTTTCACAAAAAATCTTTTATAAAACTAATCCACAATTACCTAAATTAATACTGCAAGAAATGGTTAAGTCTACTGAAAAGTTAGACTATGTAAAGAGTGAAACCTTTGGGAATCAACCTACATTAAGAACATCATCACAGTATTGGTTACAATGGGATACTTGGATAGCTGGTATCATGCACAATATATTTATTAGTGCTAACAATGATTACTTTCATTATGACTTAGACCATTTTGAATCTGGCATACAAGTAACTAACTATGAAGTGGGTGAAGAATATAATTGGCACATGGATATGGGAATTGATGAAACCAGATCACGTAAATTATCAATGAGTTTATTGCTAACTGATGATTTTACTGGTGGTGAATTAGAAATCTATGACCTATCTATAAATAAAAATGTTATTGTTCCACTTAAAGCTGGAGAAGTCGCAGTGTTTCCGTCGTGGGTACCACACCGTGTTAAACCGGTCACTGCTGGTAGACGTATAAGTCTAGTGGCATGGATGAACGGACCAGAATTTAAATGAAATGAATCCCTATATAAAACTACTGTCCCGGAAACGTACTTGGACACCCGTACAAACATCTAAAGGAAAATTAAAAGAAGGTGCAGAAGAAACCATCTACCGTGCTCTTGCAATACGCCATATGGAGTTACCAGTTGGCGAGTTCATTACAGAAGCACTTGATAAAGAAGTTCCCGACTCTGCCAGAGCACTTCTAGAGTCGAACGTTAAGGACGAGATCAAGCATGATCTTGCTCTTGGCTATATCACCAACGCACTAGGCGTCGATGACCAAGCCGAAGCTGAAGCACTGCGCTTACGTGCAGCGTGGGAACAACATCCAGATCACACAATCTGCAAGGCGTTAGTAGCAGAGAGAGCAATCTTTTTTGTATTACTACCGTTCTTTAGATTCTGTGGTGACGCCGGTCTAAGAACTGTTAGTGCAGATATATCAAGAGATGAGCAAGTCCATGTGGCAGCTAACTCATTGGTATGTACAGAGCTAGGTCTCAAGCCTAGTCAATCACTAGACAAATTAAGAAAGGCAACTATCAACTGGGTTATGCAACCTTTAAAACAGAATGCCGATAGATATTTGGACAAAAAATTTTGGTTAGATGCCAGCGACAGACTTATGTACGAAGGCAAAGCACCAGAGTTTTCACAAACTAAGGCAGCTAGAATGCCTGCATTCTTTGAACACTCAAATGTCAATCTCCCTCAATACTCTTAAACTACACAACGAGAAGCTCGATGATTTAGTTGACGAGTTAGAACAGAACTTTGGGTGGAAACCTATTCACCCCAAAGAAGATATAAATACT